TGTTGAAGGTTCCAGGCTCGGTAGAGCGATGCCGCAAGCGGTCCGACGTTTTCGGTGATCTCGAGGCGCCGGGCCATTATCTCAACCTTGAGTTGGTCCTCGGTTGCCACCTTGGGGATCATCCACTGTCCGAATTGTTCCACTTGCCAGGAGCAGATTGCTCCCATGATGCCGATGCAATGCCCGAAGTGCAGTCACGACCGCAACCGTGCACCATCCACGAACACCCAGCTGGCCGATCAAACGGTGCGCAAGCGCGTTTGTGAGCAATGCGGGCATGTGTGGTTCACGGTGGAGGTGGCGGTCCCGAGCTATGCGATTGGCTGGCGCGCATCAAATGGGAAGCCGGTGCTGCGGGTTCCGGTGGAGGTGCAAGCAGGGCATACGCGGATCGGCTTGAGCCATGAGGAAGCAAAAGACCAACTGGCAGGACTTCAGGCTTGGAACGATCGGAGGTCAAGAGAATCCGACGCCCGGCATCGCGTTACGGATTGTGACTGACCCGGTGGCGGAATGCGCCGCCTACGGTGTATGATTCGCGCACGGCCGACGAGGCCACCGCTTCCAGAGACATGACCGCCACCATCAACAGCCGCACCTTCAAGCTCACTGAGAACACAGCCGACCTGGCCAACCTTCGCGCTGATCTGCAAACCCGCGGTTTCGATGGCACCGTCTGGTTCGGGTTCAGCGCCCGCACTGGCCGCCAGCGCAAGGATCTCAACAGCCTGATCTTCCGCACCACGGACGGCCGCTATGTGATCGGGTCTTCCTTCTGAGCCCTCCGGGGCTCTCCCATTACCCATCAATCCCATGATCAACAACCCCATCATCAACCGCATCGCAGTCTTGGTGCTGCTGGCCTGCGTCTACGCCGCTGGTTATGACACCGCCAAGCAGCAAGCAGCCCAAGCCGATCGCCAGCACCCCGCCGCTCATCTGTCGCTGAAGCCATGACTAACCAACACCCAATCACCCCACCGCCTGAGCTGGTGCAGCAGTGGCGAGAGCAGATGCCCGTCGGTATTTTTGATGGTTATAAGTACCCAGAGCGGGAAAAAGCTCTGTGTTTAGTGGCCGCCCGCTGGGGTGCGGAACAAGAACTGCACGCCTGCTGCGCGTGGTTAGATACAAACGCTGACACGTGGCATCTTATAACTCCGCTCCTGTACGCCCGCCGCCCCAAGCCGCCAAGCTTGAAGGAGCAGGCGCTCAAGGCGCTGGATCACATTTGCGTCAACCACTCAAAAGCAACAGACCACGAATGCACCATCCGCCGCGCCATCGAGGCATTGCCCGAATGACCGCCCCCCGCCGCTTCTATTTCCAGATCAAAGCTGCCAATGTGATCGAATCGATCACGGCGCATAGTTTCACCGAAGCCAAGGCGATCGCTGCCGAGAGCTGGATGCCTTGGTGGAATGAACTCGAATGGCTCAACCCTGAAACCGTTACCGACCCAAACATCCATGCCTGAACCAATAGGAGCAATGCTGCCCTTTCAATGGGTTGAAGAACTGCCAGAAAGCAGGCACGGGGAAGGCGTCAGCCGGCCTCGACACGGCAGCCGTACCCGCGAATATCGGCTCTTGGTTTTTAAGCCAGGTTCTCAGCCGATGACCTGGATCACTCGAGCCGAGAGCACGCGCCACGCAATCCGCTACGCCCAAGCCAGGTGGCCAGGTGCTGAGGTGGAGGTGGCCCAGTGAGTGACCATATCCGCGCCAAACTGGAGGCGCTCATCACTGATTCCAGCATGTTCAATGCTGGGCAACAGGATGAACGTTTGCGGCTCTGCCGACTGATCGACATCCGGCTCGAACAGCTTCACCAGCTGGACAGCCACCCGCACATCTCGGCACGCCGGGAAGAACTGCTCAACATCCGCCAAGCATTACGCGACCACCGATGAACCGAGTCCAACAGGATCAGCAACGCGCCAACATGATGGATGCGCTCTATGCCGCCAGCGGCCGCACCTGCAACACCTACACGGGGCTGTGGGAGGAGTTCTGCCTTGATATGGCTGCCAACTTCCGGGACACCAGCTACGCCGAGCTGCACGCCGCCTGCGTTACCGCGATCGGCGAGACCGAGAGCATCTTGGCTGAGAAGCACGCGCAGCAGTGCATCGCCGTCTGCCGCCGGCAGCTGCTTGGTGATCGGTGGGCATGATGGCCAACGCCAACGACCGCCGACCCAATGGCAAGGGGCGCAACTTCACGGTCAACGTGCGCATGAGCCGCGAGGAGATCGAGGCCGCTAGGCGCCTGGGGGATGGCAACATCTCGATGGGTCTGCGATGGGCCGTTCGCTACGCCACCGGCCGCAACATGCAACCGATCAAGCTGAGTACGATGCTGCGCTCTGCTGCCGTGCTTGCTTCTGAGCTGGAGGTAGCCAGCCATGGGTGATCCAGTTAACCCGGACCACTACCGGCAGGGCGGGATTGAGTGCATTGACGCGATCGAGGCAGCGCTGACGCCAGAGGAGTTCCGGGGGTACTGCAAGGGCAACGCCATGAAATACATCTGGCGCATGAACCACCATGCCAAAGGCGGCCGAGAATCGCTTGCCAAGGCCCGGTGGTATGTGGACCGACTGCTTGGCAAACTGGAGTCATGATGCAACTGCTCGATCTGAACCTGCTTGAACGGCTGGCCTTGTGGGTGCTGGCTCGTAGCCCACGCACCAGCTTGGTGGTGGTTAAGGAGATGGGATCGCCGGCGATGTTTGTGGTAGTTGATCCGGCAGATGAGATGCTGGATTCGCTTGAGCCCACCAGCATGTTGCTGGAGCGGTTGTATCACGCGCCGAGTCACGGTGAACTTGAATGATCAGCTTGTACGGTGGCCGGCTGCTTCTGTTCTGCGATCGTGCCGACCGTACCTGGCACTGTCGGGTCAACCTTGGCCCAAAGGCTGAGCATCAGCTGGAAGCCGACACGGGCGCCATACAGCTTCAGGATGCGCTGATCCGGGCTCAATCGATCTATTCAGCAGCATTGACCAGGATCCGCCCAGCTGAGGCGCCGCGGATGTGCTGGGACTGTGTGCAATGGGAGGCAACGCGCAAACGTTGCAACCTTGAGTTCCCAGAGGCCCGCCAGAGTGGCGGCCGATTTGCGGCAAGATGTGAGCTATTCGTGCATGATCGGCCATGATCGAGCCGGTGCTGGTGAGCCGCTTGGATCGCGATGGCGGATGGATTGAGACCCTTGAGCCAGCCGATGGCGGCGAGCTGTATTACCGCAGCTGCGCTGGTGGGATGTGCCGCTACTCGAGCGACCTATGGCAGGCCGAGCTGTATCTGGACCATCTGCTGGCGCGTTAGATCTCGCCAGTCAACCACTGAGCGATTGCCCATTCGCGAATAGCGGACCAGAAGTGCTGGGCGCGATACCAGTCGATCCAGTCCTTGTGCCCCTTCTGGCTGTTGCACATCAAGCAACAGGAGATCAGATTTTCGCGGACAGTAAGCCCGCCGTGGACCTTTGGGACCACATGGTCGAGCGTTGGGCTGCGGCCGAGAGGATCGTCGCAATAGGCGCAGCGATAGTTCCAGGCCAGGTGGATCTGATCGCGGGCTGACCGTCGGGTGACCAGCCGGGTCTCGTCAATGTGATGCTGTTCCACTGAGATCCTCTGGGAGTGTGAACAGCTCGACGGAAAGGTCGAGGATGTCGGTCTCGTTACGGATGAACTCAGAAATCTGGCTGTAAATGTCAGCGGGCAGCTGGTCTGGATCGGTGTCGCTGCGGATGACCACCTTGGCGGTGATCTCGACGATGTGAGCCCGCATGGGATGACCGCCGCTTGGCCAACGGTAACGGACGCGACCGGATCGCCTTGGGTGTGACGGATTGTAAACGGGCCACCCTGGCTCGGGATGGTGCGCTGTCTGCGGTGTATAGTTCACACATCAACCGCAACCGACCGATGCTCGCCACCTTCACCGCCAAGCTTGCCACCCTCTCCACCGCTGACCTGCTCGATCTGATCCGCCAGCTCATCTCAGAGGAAGTCTTCAACGCTTGCTTTGATGCAGCCGTGGACGAAGCCTGCAACCGTGACGCCGACCTGGCATTCACGATCGAGGCCATGTGGGCTTGATGGCCACCATGCCCAAACTCGATCCCGAATATGACGACATCCCGGACGATCTGCCCGAGGATGACGACGACGACCACCCCAGCCTTACCGCTGCCGAACGCAACCCCAACCTGAAATGACCTACATCCTTGACCTTGGCCCCTGGCACGTTGGTCCCTTCACCACCCACCTTACTGCGCAGCATTGGGCCGAGATCCACGGCGTTGATGACTATCGGATGATTCCGTTGGACGATCCGGCCGAAGCGCCGGCGCGGATCTATCGGATGCGCGAATTGCGCTGATCACCCACGGCTGGCGTAGCGACCGTGCTTGTAGTTGTGGTGGCACGGTCCTGAAGGCATTCGATTGCGCTCTATCACTTGGCGTACGTTCTCAAAGTGGTCGCCCCATTGAAGGTTTGAAACCACGTTGTTTGTAGCGTCATCGTCCAAATGCAAGACAAACGGGGCGCCATCAGGATTAGGGATGAACGCTTCGGCCACCAGCCGAGCAACGTTCATTGTGTGCTCTTTGTTGTCCTTCCACAGCGAGACCTGCTTGCGCTTGTAATTGCCGTTTGCTGGCCGGTTGGTTTTCTGAAACAACACGCGGCCACGCATGGTGCGTTCTTTGAGCGTTGGGTGGTCATGAAGCAACACGATTCGATCGAGGCTCCGCACTCGGCCCTGATCTGAAACTTCATAGAAGTTTTCAAAGCAAGCAACAGGCGCCCAGCGCTCAGCGCCGTAAGATTTGGTCATCACTGAAACAGCAGTGGTCAGGGGCTGAGCGTTGGTAGCGCTGCAGTCCCTCAATCTTACGCCGCCTCCCAACTCGGCATCACTCGGGGCTGGTGGTTGTAATGCCCCACCTCGGCATAGCTGCGTTGAGGGGTGCCTGCAACCCGGTGGTAGACCACTTGGCCGATGCGCAGCCCTGGCCATAGGGGCACCGCGTGATGCTTGCGAATGTTGTGTAGCTCCAGAGTGAGGCGGCTGCCACACCAGCTTGGGTCCAGGTAGCCAGCCAAGGCATGGCTCAGCCCTTCGCGCGCGCGGCTGGACTTGAGCACGAACTGGCCGGCCACGTTCTCCGGCATGTTGAAAATCTCAATGGTCTCGGCCAGCACAAAAGCGCCCGGCTGGAGCCAGTACGGATCTTCCTTGGTGCGTTTGCTGATGCCAAGGATCTCAAGGTTGGGGTGCTTGGGATCTTCAATCATCAATCGCTCTCCTAGCCGGACGTCGATGCTGGCTGGGTTGATGAGATCGGGCTCCCACCCAACAATCAGCGCTTCTTCGCGACAGAGGCGCTCAAGCTCGACATCGTGAATGATCATGCAGGCTTAGTAAACCCAGCGCACCTTAGGACTGCCTTGGCGAATCCCGAGATGGACGAATCCCTTTGGTGCGCCGTAGCCCAGGCTATATGGCCAGTTTTTGTCACACCAGGCTTGCACCGCGTTGATGTCGGCGCCAATGATGTTGAAGTCCACCGCACCGACGCCGATCGCGTTGTAAAGGTGCTCGCTGCTTGAGGCGCCACCCACCTGCCGGTTGATTGCTGCTGGTCTGTAGCCCGATGTGATTGTGATCGGCTTGCCGCCGAACTGCGTGCGGACTTTCTCGAGGAACTGCGCCAGCTTCACCGCGGTGTCGCACTGGTGCTGGTGATCAAAGCGCCGCGCCTCCTGACCAAGCGCGAACTCGCCATAGGTGATGTGTGGCGTGATCTTGAAAGTGAAAGGCGACTTAGGAGTGAACACAGTTGAGACCTGCTTGGTGCGGCCCCAGATGTCACCCTCGGCAATGCGACGACGCTTGAGTCCTGCTTCCACGTTGCTGCCAGGGTTGCGATAAAGCAGCAGGGCATCGGGCACCGCAGCCCAATCCTTTTCGCGTAACTCCCGGCTGATCGTCTCGAAGCCGGTGGTGCCGTAGAACCCCGAGCCGAGGTTGTAGGCAAAGGAGATCAGCACGCACTTCTGATGGTCTGCCATCTGCACCCAGTAGGGCACGGTGGCGCGCAGCTTTTCGGCGATGCGGTCCACCTCCCGACGAAGCAGCAGATCGGCCTCGATGGCGTTGATCTTGTCGCCAGGGCTGACGCGGCGGCCGTCTTGATAGCGTGTCGTGCCGTAACCAATCGTCCAAGGATCACCGCCACTCAGCGGGTCTGGATACGCTTCAAGGTGGCAGCCTTCAAAGTCCTTGATCAACTTCAGAGCCGCAGCCAGATCGGCCTGCTTGCCATCCTGGCTCCAGATGTTGAACCATGCCCGATCGCGCCGCATAGCTGCTGCGTAACTGTTGACGGCTAGGTCCTGCTCCAGGATTTGGATTGCTGAAGCTTGATGCGGAAGCCCGCGATAGAAGCGAAACAGCTGCTCAAGCGTGATCGGCGCTGCGTTGGTCATTGCTCAACGCTTGGCGAGGGGGGACACGATGCCGGCAAGGATCTCGATGGCGCGATAAAGCTTCACCACCATGCGGGAAAGGCCGCCCAATGCTTCGTTGTCCTTTGGTGTGGGGGTGATGTTGACGATCACCAGCGCCAGCCCGTGGATGGCCACCACAAGAGCGATGTAGTCAGCGATGCGGTCCATGTCAGTTGTGCGGCCTTGCTTCGAGTTTAGTCACCCGCTGCTCAACCCCATTCAGCCGTGAGAAGGTTTCTTTGCGATCGGCGCGGATGTCGGTGTGCATGACCTCGAGTTGCGTGGCGATGTGCTCCACTGCCGCCGTCAGACGGATAACGGCATCGCGAGCTTCGTCGTTGCGCTTGCTGAACCCCATTGCGCCCATAGCTGCAACGGAGATCGATGCCCCAGCAATAGCAGCGATGACCTCGATCATGGACCTATTCTACCGACCTTGCCCCCGCAAAGGCTTCTTACCGCGACGGCGCGGCCGGCTGCGCGCGCCGTAGCCGATGCTGGTTGTCTTCGGCGGGCCCGGCTGGTGGGTGATGTGTGATGCACCAGCCTTTGCGCGTACTGCCATCAGTCCAAGCCCAGCAGGGTTTTGAGTTCATCCACGGTCAACCCAGAGGCGGCAAGCTTCTCAGCAGGCGTCAGTTCAACCGGGGGCTCAGGCTCGGGGGCAGGCTCGGGGGTGGGCGTCAATGATGCTAAATATGCATCAAGTGCAGCTAAATATGGTTCAAGAATTGCGTAATCAGCAATCACCTCATTGACCGGCTTGGGTTGTCCCGCATATTCAATTTCACCCTCAGAGTCAAGCCACTGAATTGCGTGGATGTGAGCGTCCTCAAAGGGCCAATCGGGTAGATTGACGGCCACCTCGTCGCGGCGGATCCAACGGTCTGCGGGAATAACGGTAATTCTCATGATGCGGAAGCCTCCAAAAAGTGTGGTGTGTGGCCAGTAGCCGCTAACAAAACTTGCTGGCTCACTTGCTGGGCCTTGACCATCTCATTGCGGAACGACTCAACAGCCGCTCCGGTCTGGCGTTGCTGTTGACTGTTTTCGATCATCAGCATTGGCAGCCATGTCACCGCGCAACCCCATTCATCTACCTCTTGTCCGTTATTGGGGTTGGTGCCACGCACCTGGGTAAACCAACTACACTGCAAGCCTTTGCAATCTTCTTTGATTAGGGGGCAAAAAGTGCCGGGTTCGATTTTCATGATTAATCTTTTGTTGCAATGATAACGTCAACATATTGAACCGCAAAATCCATAGCCGTGCCCGTAAAGCCATGGTCGTGTGAGCCGCCGCCGCCTGTTGCGCCAGTAGTGCTTCCCGCAGGCGAAGTTCCGCATGCAGAGCCGCCAAGACCTCTGTTGACTGAACTAACGCTAGCTGTGAAACTGTGAGTATGACTCGGAATCTGAGCCTCAGTTAATGTCGTTGCGCCAACCGTGCCTGATGGAGTGCGACTAGCAAACACTGATGTGAATGCCGTTGTACCACCAGAGCTAGCTGTGCCACTAACAACTCGTAGCGCCTTGTTGTCGTGCGTGGTGCTTTTGGTCCAGCCTGTGGGGGCGGCAGTCTGCACAAACAACATTGCGGTGCCAGATGCAAAGCCACCACCCGCAGTAGCCCAACTGAGCGTGCCACTTGCATTGCTGGCTAGGACTTGGCCAGCCACAGTCGCGTCTGCGGATGGAAGTGTCCACAGAACATCGACAGAAATGCTGGCAGGTGCTTGAAAGCCAACATAATTTGATCCGTTAACAGTTGCCTCACCGAACCGCACATCAGACTGGTTGTCCATCAACAGGTCGCCAGTCAACGTGCCGCCGGTAGTTGGCAAGCCACCACTGACTGTTGATGCAATCGTGACGCTACCGGAACCGTTGGTGATCGAAATGCCAGTGCCAGCCGTGAGCGTGGATTTGCTCAGCGTGTTGCCGGTGGTATTACCGATCAGCAGTTGGCCG